GTCTTTCCAGCGGTCGTATCAGTAATCCGCAGCTTGAACCCGTACTCACCCGAGCCGCCACGGTTTGCCAGCATATTGAGGCCAACCGCTGTTGGCAGGGCTGTAGACAGCGTGACAGAGCTTGTCGTCGCACCGGCAGCAATAGTGCCAACCAATCCAAGCGACGGGGCAAAAGCCATTGCCGAGCCAGCGCCAAAGGTGCCGGTCAATGCTGGAGACTGGACAAAGTTCCACGCCTTTGTAACGATGTTGTACCGGTTCAACACCGTGGCGTTAACCAAGTTGTAAACAAACGGATTGCGTGATACCCCAGAGCGCAGATCAGATGTAAGCGAAGTAGCCGCAGCGCTGGCGTTAGGTGCCGGGGCGACTTGCGCCCACATCAGCCTGTCAATAACTTTTTTGAATGTATTTGCCATGTTTGTTCCTTATGTAATCCGGTTGCGAACTGCCGCTTGCCATGCAGCCATATTGCCGCCGTTGACCAATATCTGCGCCTGTATGCCGCCCATTGATGTTTGGTTGGTAACAGTGCCGACTGTGGTGACGGTTCCGACTGTGGTGACGGTGCCAGATTCGACAACCATTGTTGCTCGCTGGCGTTGCAACGACTTGTCGTAACCCTGCGGAGCGTTTAGGTAGTTCAGCATTCGCGTCAACAGCAAGATCATGCTTTGCTGCGCTTCGGCGTTGGTCACATCCGAGACCGCCAGCGGGTTGAGTGCCGTAATGTCAGGCAAGCTCACTGGCAGCGGATTCAATGCCGTCACATCAGGCATTGTTACTGGCAATGGATTTAGCGCCGTAACGTCGGGCAAAGTCACCGGCAGCGGGTTGAGCGCGTCAATGCCTATGTCAACCGGCATCGGGTTTACGCTTGATACGTCAACCGCTACGCCATCAACACCCACGCCGATTTTGATTCGCTGGTGAAGAACACCAGCAATCTCGTCAGCAGCAACCAGCGCTCCTGTGCCTGGCGTGTAGCCTACATTGTCAGCCATTTATTCCTCCGTCTCAATGCGGGTGATGCGGCCTTTTTCGCGCACGACTCGCTTGGGTTTGTTGATCGACTGAATTGCTTTCTCGGCATTCTGAGTAGCTTTTTCTGCATTCAGCGTGTTGCTGGTTGCCAGTTGCTCCATTGCGCCACCGATTTTATCCACCGCCTCGGCAATGCCTGTGACTGCCGCCTGCATCATTTCGCTGGCCATCACCATGCTGTCATTGGTCGTTCGCTCTGCGCGTAGCTGCTCGATCTGCGTGTCGGTGGCCTCAACCCGATTCCGCTTTAGCTGGTTCTCCAGGCGCATGGCCTCGATTTCTAGCAAGGTCTTCTCGTCTATCGGCATTTGTTGCTGCGGTTGTTGCTGCTGTTCGCCACCGTCCATTTCGCTGATCTTGGCAAAGGTCTGCATGGTCTGCGCGTTTTTCAGCTCTGCGCTGGCAATTGTCTCTACCGTGTCTGCCCTGGCCTTGGCTGCTTTGGCGCTTGCTTCCTCTGCTGCTGCTTGCAGATACATCGTGTTCGGGTCTTGCGGCTGGCCTTGCATTTCGGCCATCAGTTCTTCGGCTTCTTTGTCGGTCGGCTTGATCACGCCCATTCGCAGGAGTTTCTTGCGATAGTAAGCGTTCGCATCACTGATGCCTTCGCCTTCCATGTTCATCATTGCCATTCCGCCAAGCACCTGGAGCGTTTCTGGGTCTTGCGTGATCTGCATCATTCCGGTCAATGCGCGAACCGTAGCCGCCTTCTTGCTGCTGGACGATGGCCCAACATCTACGTTCACATCAAAGGTTGCGCTGCTCAAGTCATTGGCAAGCACCATTGCGCCAGTCTCTTGGTCAATCGTTGGCTGCATCAGTTCGACCGAATCTGTCTCACCGCTGGCGGTAAGCGTTTTCATCTTGCGCTTGTTCTCAGTGTAAATGTCCCTGGCCATTGACAACCAAACCTCACCGCACCTTTTCATGCCTTTTGCAAAGTTTGACAGGTAAATGAACGTCTGCATGTCCACTCGCGCTTGGATCATCTCGACCGCTTTACCGCTTATTCCGCTGACCATCTTGTCAGCACCTTGCGGATTGCCAAGGATTTCCTGCATGTCTTGTTCAGTGATTTGCAGCAGTGCGGCCATTGCCGGGGGGATTGCTGCGCTGCGCGTGTACGCTACCGGCCCACTGATGGTTTGCTCACCATTCGGCCCTGTGATCGGATTGACCAGCAGGTAAGGGTAATCCTTAAGGTTGTCTTCAGCCCACATCATTTGATGGCCGGCAACCTGCTCTGGCGTCAGGATTGGCTTCTCAATGCTGGACAGTGCGCTGATTTCACCCAGCTTGGACAGCTGCATGTTCTTGAGGCGTTGCGCATCTTTAGCCAGGCGAACATGGCCCATGCACCGCTCGATGTTGTCGACAAACCAGCGCTTGCCAAACACCGCAATGATCGGAATGCACTTGCCAGCAATGTAACCAGCGTCTTCCAGCACTCGGCCACCAGACATAATGTACTTGCGCACTTTCTTGCGCTTTACCCGTTTCTGTCGGATTTCCCGGCTACCGACTGCGGCCAGGGTTTCCTCTAGCGTCTCGTCCTGCTCAAAGTCTGCCGGGCTGTAGCGTTCCTCTGATCCGTCAATTGCCTGGAAGATGCGGATTGTTTCGCTCTTTTCCTCGACCTTGTAGTATTCGGCCACATAGACTACATCAGGCGTACACCAGTCAAATTCATATTGATGGATGATCTTCGGCCAATCTGTCGGATCGTCGCCCCAGGTGTCTTTGTAGGCTTGGCGGGTCATGCTGGTGACCACAAAGCAATATTTGGCGTCGGATTTATCCTGGCGCTTGGCACCTAGATCAAAGAATACAGAGCTGTCAGCGTCGAAGATTGGTTCAATACGGATGCGCTGCCGGTCGTCTTCGTCGTTTTCCTCGTCCTCGTAGACCGTGCGCAGTCTCCAAGCGCCATAACCACCGCCCACAGCTTCCTCAAAAGCATTGTCGTAGGCTTCGTTGGCCACTGAATCGTTCTCATCTGCGCGATACAGGCCATCGCACACCTCGGCCAGCTTGTCGTTTTCAGCGCCATCTTTGCTGACGAAATCAACCGTGATGCGGTTATTGCGGTATTCATTGATGATTCGGATGACCGACAGGTGAATCTTGTTGACTTCAAATCGCGGCTTGTTTTCAAACTGATCAGCCAGCGGCCCTTCCCATTGACTACCGGCCAGGGAATAGAACCGCCGATCTTGCAGGCATTGCAGGCGCTCATCTCGCAGTGCGGTCTGCACCTCGTCAAACTGCGCTAAGGCCTCTGCGTGCAGGTTTGCAAGTCGTTGGTCGGTCGATAATCTGGCCATAATCAATCCTTATTTCACCATTTGTGCATCGTCGGCACTGGCTTAAAAGTCTGCGGTTTGACAACAATTGCCCGTCTGATTCCCTCGCAAGCGTACCTCAAAGCATCAATAACGTGGTTTTTCTTGTCTTCCAGCACTGGCAGAATTTTACCCGTCAATGGATCTTGCTTATAACTGTATAGCGTCAGTTCGTCAATTGTGTGCGTGCAGCGGGGATGGACAACAATGTCGTATCCCTTCAAAAACTCTATGCCTTCTTCCACTGATTTCGGGCCTTTGACGGCCGTCATTATCTTTGGGAAACCGTTCTTGCGCATGTGGCTGATCGTCTCGGGCCTGGCTGAATCTGCCACGATTGGCCATTTCTCAGCCTCTGGAACAGTCATAAACAAGTCTGGCGTGTTCACAATCTCGCAGCCAACCATATACGCTTCGTGATCAATATAGAGCGTGCGGCCAATGATGTGACAGCGAACTAGCGTTGTCGGGTCTACCGAGAAACCCCAGTCAGCGCCGAGCCGGTGGATCGCGTCTGGTGGTGCGTCGAACTCGTCAATCTTCCAGTTCTTAAACACCCTGGCGCTGCTGTTGGTCAGGTAGGAACCTTGCCAAACGTGCTGATACTTGTCTGGATCGCGCCGCTTGTCGTACTCCATTTCGTCGCGCAGGACTTGCGGAAACCACGGGTTATCGCTGAAGTTCACCTTAATGACAGTCGCATCCTTCGGCGGTGTCGGGCCACGCAGCAGGAAATCTACCGGGTCGCTGTTCTGGCGCGGGTTCCACGTAAACCACAACTCGCTGTCTGGCTTGCGGATTGTCGGGCGCAGCAGGTCAAGGCTGGTCTGGGACAGGCTCTGTGCCTCCTCCACCCAGGCGCAATCGTAGCCCTCCAGCGATTTAATGCTGTCAGCGGTGTGATTCTGCATCCCTTGGAAAATAATCGCGCCATCGGCCTTCTTAGCCTTAATGACGGCATCTTGAACCTCGAAATATGCGCCGGCGTTCATGTCCTGAATCTTGGTCTCCAGCAGCCGTTTAACGGATTGATTCAGCGATTTCTGGATTTCTCGCACGCAGACGCTTCGCCGCTTCTGGTCAATGATGTGCGCCTCAATCATCAGTTCGGCAAACATATGGCTTTTGCCAGATCCACGGCCACCCCAAGCGCCTTTGTATCGGCTGGCGTCCAGCAGGGGCAATGCCCATTCAGGCGTTTGGAGTTGCAGAGTTGTCAAGATTTAACCACTATGCGCTCGATGCGCTGAACCAGGGGGTTTGCCGGATCTCCAGATACTTCCAGCTTTTCGCCATATTTCCTTGGGGCCAGCTTGGACAGCAGCCATTTGCGCGTATCAACCTGCAATTTGTGCTTCTGGATGGCTTGCCAATCCTTTCTACCGTCACCAGTCTCGGGGACTTCTTGGTCGCTCAGTTGCAATACTTCTTCAGCCATGCGCTCAATCAGGTCTTCTCTCGCGCGCGCATATTTTGCAGCAAGTTCGGCATCTTCATTGAGCCACAAGTTAAAAGTGCTTTGATTTACACCCGCAGCGGCACAAGATTTGAATGCGCTTAATCCGCTTTCCATGCCTTCCAGCACTTTGGTACAGATTTGCTCTTTGTCGGTGTATTTTGATTTACCCATTGATTCTCCATTGGACAAGCCAAGCGGGTGATATCCCCGACTTCAGCCATCTTTCGACTACTGCACCCATAAGGTCAGGCTTCCATTTCCAGAGCGCCCGTATCGTTAGGCTAATCGTCACATCACCGTTCTGCTCTGTTCCTGAGATACCGCCTGCAAGTTCTCGCGCTGGCTTGTCAGTAAGCGCATCACTTTTCTCGATAGCAACCGTAACAGGGTTCATTGTTTCGCCATCAGCAATCGGTACTGGAACGCAAAAAGCCACTTTCTACTGCGTTCTGATGCTGCAACATCAGTTCCCTTGTGGGGTAACGCATGAGAAAATGGCCTCATTTGGTCTTGTGTTGCAGCACTTGACGTTGAAATTATAGCCAGTTTCATATTTTCTTGAAAAATGGCCAAAAACACCAGAACAGCAGCACCCAAGGCACACCAAACAGCCCCAGCATAATCAGACCCATCACGAATCTGTCGGTCATCATTGCAATGCCGCCTAGCAAGATCAGTGCGCCAATCACCGCATAGAGTCTCACAATAATTGTTCTGATCACTGTAATGCCCTCATGGTTCGCTGGTGTGCTCTCTGCCACATTTCCTGCCTTTCGAGTTTAGTTAGTTTAACACCTTGGTCTATTTCCCAATGGCATTTCAGGCATAGCGCGGCCACCAGGTTGTCATCAGCTTTGATTCCCCGTCCCTTACCGCCGCCCCAGTTGCTATGCGCTGCCTGCACCATTTCCCCGCTACCGCAGTGCTGGCAATCCAGCTGCGCCACCCGTTTTAGCAAGGCTTTGTCGCGCACATAGACGTGTTTAGGAAACATCAATGCCCTTTTCTGCTGACCAGGCCAGCAAGAATTCGATGAACTCGCTGCTTTCCGCTGTCGTAAATTTGTGGCTTTGCAGACCAAGCTGGACGATTCTTTCGCCATCCAGACTCGGGCAGACCTTGCCGATCTTGCGGTTTGTGTCGTGCGCCCACTGGTCAATCAATAATCTTTTCCAATCGTCACTTGTCCAGGTGCTGCCAGCCGTGGCCATTTGCTTGGCTATTTTGTCGATCATGCTGTGAAACATTGCGTTTTGCTCAGTGCTGCGGCGGCTCTGCTTGATTTCAATCGTCATCCGGTGGCCTGCCATCAGCATGGATTTCAGCATCGGCCAGACAACGGTCAGCATCTCTTTGTGCGCCTGGACGGGTTCCCAGCAAGTGACTTTCATTCTTTTTCCTTTATCAGTACATCCACGCCAGCAGTCTCGGCATACACCTTTGTTGTGTGGATTTCCACCACTTGCGAGTCATCACCGTAAACAATGCCATTCATTGCATCCATGAAAGATTTCACAACATTGTCGAGGTCTGGCTTCTTGCAAGGCCATTCAGAGCCACTTAAACACGCCTCTGCTCGCTTTTTGGGGTATGACTTAGGCACTGGTAGCCTGACGTAAATAAAAGCCTCTAGCGCGGTTTTAAGCGGTTCACTGCTTCCCATTGCTTGCAAGGCGTAAAACCGTACCTGATCTTCGTAGCTGCTGGTCTTGGCGTCGGTGTAAGTTGCGACAAAGTTTCCTCGTCGTGCAAACCGCGGTCGTCCTTTGCCGTGCGGCTGGCCTGGTACTGTGAACATGATTTGCATCATTTCAGCGACTTAATTCGTTCGATGATCATTGATCTCAACCCCGGAAAATCCTGATTCAGTTCTAAGAACCGTTGCAGCAGGTAATCCCGTCTCCCGTCTTTCAACGCCTGGTCGCCCCCAGCCAAGGCCATTTCCGCATACGTCTGGATCAATGTCTCCAGTGAGTTCCAGGGCGGCTGTGATGTCGGCTTCGGTGTGGTCATGGCCTGCTCTGGTTTCATCTAGCAGCTTGTGGGCTTGGTAGTAGTTCATGCTATTCCTTTTGTAGCTATAACGTCAATATCCATGCGGGTTAGAGGCATATTTCACCACTTTTCATCGGGTTGTTTGTACCAATCAGCCACAGGTTTACTCAGCGGCTGGCGGTCTGCCCATTGCTTGTAGCTCATCGTGCTTTCGTTCTTTGGCTTTGATCCCCACTGGTGATGGCTGCACTTAGGTGGCGATCCTTCTAGGCGAACGCTCCACAGGTTGCCGCATCCGTTGACGCTGCACAGCAGGCTTGGGCCGTCATCACGGTTCTTTGATTCTGGTGGTGCAAAACTCATTTTGTGTACTTCCCATCTATGATTTTTTGAAAGTTGGTGGCATTCATTACCCATTCCAGATCAGGCCGCCACGTTCTGCCTGCTGTCTCAAAACCGTTTGACAAGCTGGTGTCTCGGGCAATGTAGTTAAAAAAGCTGTCCCACCACTTGATGCCTGCTGCCTCTGTTTGGTAACCGTCTGGGCTATATGCACTTGGCTTGCTGGCCTGGTTCCATCGCTGCTTGGTGTTTGCTCGGCGTGATCCTTCCCAGCTTCTCGGCTGCGCCAGGTGCGGTAAGTGCTTTGCCCAAAGTTTCAAAATCTCCTCTTGCGGACAGGCCATCAGCTTTGCTGTGGACAAAGTAGCTTTAGCTACTGGTATTAATAATGGTTCTTGGTTATTGGTTATTGGTTCTTGGTTAGCATCGAAAACAGGTTCGTTCGCATTGCGTTCGGTATGCGTTCGCATTGCATTCGCATTGCTCCAGCGTGCGTTCGCACTGTTTGCCGCCTTGCCTTTCTTTTCGTGATAGTCGGCAATCTCTTTGTCGCACCGGTTGTGACGCCATCCATCAGCTTGCAAAACAAAGAAATGACGCAGGATCAGATTGACTGTTTTTTCATCCGAACGCATAGCAAACGCAATGCTTTCGCATTCGTCTTTCAGCGGCTTTTCGTCTAAGTAGTAGCGCCAGAGCATCCGCAGGTAAACGCCCATCTGGTCGTTACTTAGGTGTCCGGTGTCTTTGAGAAAGTCACCAATGTGGTGACGGTAGTAGTGCATTTTTGACCTTACTTCGTTGGTCTGCTTCACTGAGAAAGAACATCGGCAGGAGGGTGAAGAATCCTCTTTTCGTCCGCTAAGACTAGCCGTGCCCAAATTTTACTATGCAAACCACCCTGGTCGCAAGACTTTCAGCTGCCAGATGCGCTTCTCTGGGATGACCTTCCAGTGACTGATCGCGGCCTTTGTCACACCCAGCAGCTTTGCCAGCGCACTCTTGCTGCCAGCTTTAGCAATGATGGTATCTAGGTCAGGTTGCATGGCAGGATTGTATAGCAGGCTTAACACCTGAACATAGGGAAAGTACCTAGACGAAAAGATAAAAATAGTTGAAAAAAAGTCTTGACGATGGTTTAGCTAGGTATACAATAGCGTCAATCCCCAGCAAATTGCAAAGGGTCTTTTTAGGAAAACATCATGGATTACGCAGCAAACCTTGCACTCTTTCTCCTCAAAAATACTGGCAGCATCTTTGGTCGCTTTGTTAGCAGGATGACTGCCGCAGAGCAGCGCACACTGTTTGGCCGTGTTGTGGGCAAGGGCCGAATCGTGATTGACGGCGAGAAAGAAGAAGTCAGCAACTTGGTGACCGTCTGTTTTGGCCAAGACTACGACTACCGCAACGTGACCAAGTGGAACACTCTGTAAAACAAAACGGGGCTTCGGCCCCTGAAAGAACATCATGAATCACGCAATCAATTGGGGTCTTGCTGCTTTGACAGCATTGATCTTGTCTACCGCATACCTGCTGGACGGCCCTAGCGATCACCAGGCTGCAATCGATGCCGCGGCTGATGCCAAGGCTACTCAGCGCGAACAAGCGCAACAGGCGAGGTTTGAACGTGCTGCACAGGCAATGTGTGGCGATAACGCAGGATGGACGCAGCTGGAAAACGGCAGTGTCCAATGTTTGACTAAACGGGGTCACAAGACCCAGAAAGTGCAATTGTGAAGATCGAAGATATCTTGTCCAGCATCACGGACATTGCGAACCGTGCTTACGAAGGCGCTGACCCGGCTGACCGGCTGGCGTTTGAAGTGGGGATGCTGCATAGCAAGCTGCGGGAAATGTCGTACCTGCTGGCAAACGCTACGGAACACGTTAAAGAGTTGGAAATCGAACTTGCATACGAAAGGAAATGAAATGACAACCATGACCATGATCCATGAAGTCAAATCTATGGAAATGACTGAAACCAATCAACTGACCAGCGCGGCCGGTTTGTTTTGGCGGCGTACTTTGAACGTGACTGACAAGCACGGCAATCAGACGCAAATCACGTTCTTTGCTGACAGCAAGGAATCTCTTGAAATCAAGGAAACAACATCATGAAACAGATTGCATCTGCTTTGGTGAAAGCACAGAAGGCCTTTGGGCCAGCCCTGAAGACCGCTACGAACCCGCATTTCAAGTCACGCTATGCTGACCTTGCCGCTTGCGTCGAGGCCGTGATTGAGGGCTTAAACAGCGCAGGAATCGCCCTTGTGCAGCGCACCAGCCTGGACGATGCCGGCGTGACCGTAGAAACCGTGTTTGTGCATGAGTCTGGCGAAATGCTGGAGTGCGGCAAGCTGCACGTACCAGCTGCCAAACACGATCCGCAAGGCTATGGCTCTGCTCTGACGTATGCCAGGCGCTATTCATTGATGGCGGCTTGCGGAATCGCACCTGAAGATGATGATGGCAACGCAGGCAGCAAGCCAGCCCCCAAGGTTACAGACGCCACGATCAATGCGCTGCTGGCAGACATTTCTGGCTGCACAACGCACCAGGCGCTCAAGGACGCATTTTTTCTGGCCATCAAAACAGTGGGTGACGATGCTGCCGCCCGTGATCGAATCACTTACGCAAAAGACGTACAGAAAGCAAAACTATGAGCATATTGTTTAGAGCCAGTGCATTGAGCGCAATCATGACCGACGGCAAAGGCAAAGATGAACTGTCTGTCGGTGCTAAGACCTACGTCACTAAGCTGGCAAAGGAGTTTGTCTACGGCTACGACGAGCGGGTGACTAGTAAGTACATGGACAAGGGCATCCAGGTGGAGGACGAATCCATTGATCTGTACAACGCTGTTCATCTGACTAGCCACATCAAAAACACCGAGCGCCGAAACAATGAGTGGATTACTGGCGAGGCTGACATTGTTGCTGATGACAGAATCATTGACATTAAATCAAGCTGGTGTCTGACCACCTTCCCGGTCCTGGGTGAGCAGGGTGAAGACAAAAGCTACGAATGGCAGCTGCGCGCTTATATGATGCTGTGGGACAAGCCACGGGCAGACATTGCTTATTGCCTGGTCTCTACGCCTGCGGATCTGATCGGCTGGGAGAATAAATCACTGCACCAAGTTGACCACATCAACCGTGAACTTCGCGTAACCATCGTTCCATATGAAAGGGATTCAACACTAGAAGACAAGATCAAAGTCAAAGTCGAAGCGGCCAGGGTCTATTACGACCAGGTTATCCAAGAAATCAGCAAACAACACACCTACTGAAAGAAATCATGGCAATCATCAAAGAAATCAGCTGCATCGTCGGCACATACACCAACGGCCAGGGCGAAAAGAAGAATCGTTATCAGCGTATTGGCAGCATCATCCAGGGACAGCGCGGCGATATGCTCAAGCTGGACGTTATCCCCTTGAAAGAGGGCGGCTGGGATGGCTGGGCATATCTCAATGACCCCAAGCCGAAAGAGTATCAAGGCCTGCCAAAAGATGAAGACAGCGACGTGCCATTTTGAGGAGAAGACAGCATGAGCATCCTAGAAGAAATCAAAGTCAACCGCACACCGACTCACATGGTGCGTACCCCAAGCCTAACCTTGAGCCGGGAAGCGCGGCAAAGCATGGGTAAGTACACCGAGCGCAAGAAGCTGGCTGGCGAGGTCAAGGCACCGGAGAACGACCTGTGGCAGCGCGGCCACTACAAAACGGGTGACGGTGACTACACCGCACAGGTGCCACGCGAGGGTAGCTTGAGGGCGTTTAGCTTGCCGTCACGGGGGAATCGGACATGAACGAATGGGACATGGATCACACAGGGCGCACATCGTTTGGGGAATCGGACATGACACAACCAGAAGCCTTGCGGCTGGCTGAAAAACTTGAACAAGGGTACGTAGCGCATACGACTGTACTGTACCCAGCCGCCGCCGAACTGCGCCGACTCCATGCAGTGAATCAGGAACTGCTGGCGGCGTTGAATGAGGTTTACATCACTTGCGATTGGCATGGCGACGATGGCCGAGAAGCCATGAGCAAAGCCCGTGCCGCCATAGCTAAAGGAGAAACCAAATGACTGACCACAACCAAGACGACGAGATCGAATCGTTGTACAAACCAGACTGGGTAGCACTCAGTCTTGCGGTGGCGATCACCGCGATCTCTTTGACTGCATTTGCTTTCCTTGTGGGGTACTTGACATGACTAAAGACGACATTATCAAGCTGGCGCGGGAGGCTGGGTTTGCCGATGGCGTGGCAGAAATTGTCGGGCTTGAAGGCTTTGCTAACTACTTTGCAGATAACAAAAAATCCCTTGAAGCCGCACTGGAGCAGCAGCAAGCCGAGCCGGTGGCGTGGCAATACAAGACAGTTGAGGCTGGGGTTTTTGTGTCAGACCAACACCCGCCAGATGTAGAAGTTTGGAATGATATTGAATGGAGCAAACCCCTCTACACCACCCCACCCGCAGCACAGCGCCCGTGGCGGGGTCTGACGGATGAGGAGATTGGAAAGGCTTGGTCGGTTGCTGACGGCGAACACAACGCCAGCGCATCCGTGAAGCGCAGGATTACTGGGGCCATCGAAGCCAAACTGAAGGAGCGCAACAATGGATGAAGACAAAGCCTATTGGAGCGAAGATCAATGGCGCAAAAATAACTGGAGGTGTGGTCATGGTTGGTTGCGCGGTGAGCAGTGCGAAATCTGCAATGCACCCAAGCGTGAGTGGCAGGGACTGACGGATGAAGATGTAAACAGAAAGTCTGCCATGATTGCCTCAAAAATGAAGCTGGCATTTCACTCTGGGATGTACGTGGCTCAACAGATATTGAAGGAGCGCAACACATGACAATCTGGCCCTTTCCCCTTGAGCTACCCAAGCCCCAACCAGCCAAGCCGGTACCATTCAACCCCAGCAACTTTGAGGACGCACCGTGGTAAACGAAGACGATGAGTTTGAGCGTATCGAAATGGAGTCTAAGTTTCGCTTGGATAGCACCAAGGCCGCAGTGGTGTCGAACGACTATTACTGGATACCTATCGACGCATCGACGCCGACCGGTGTGAAAATCCTGTTGCTTGGGCGCGGTGGCGTGGCATCGCTGGGTCAGTATTTCCACCGGCCTAATGAAACCCAGTTCTGGGATTTTTGGGCGCCCCTACCAAAGAAGAAACCATGACAGAAATTAGCCAACGCCAAGCAACCGTGCTACACGCACTTGCAACTATCGGCCCAATGACAAACTACGAACTACAGTTGCAACTTGACTGGCCCATGACCTCAGTGCGCAACATTGTTCAAGTTTTGCGACGCAAGGATCGTCTGCGCATTGTCTCGTATGAGCTTGATAAGACAGGCCATTACGCACCGATTTATGCCGAGGGTGCTGGGTCAGATGCAAAAAAGCCGCCGCCAAAACCTGCAATCAATCAGACTTTCAGCGCCTACCTGACAGCAAAAACCCACCGTAAAATGGGCGTGTGGGCGGGGTTAATGTAATGAGTGCTAAACGACCTGGCGAACCCATGAACGTGTTTTACAGTATCAAACTAACTCAAACTCAGCGTATCAAGTTGATTAAACTTGGCGGCCCGGAGTGGATAAGGAACCAAATTGAACGATTTACCGAACTTCCCAGCTTGGGAGCGTCAGACGCTGGACAAATTCGCATCGGACAGTTATATCCGGATGCAACAACAGTCCGAGGCGATTGAGCAGCTACGTCAAGACCTGCGGGATGCCATGAAGCTACTTCGCAGCACGGCCCTGTAGCTTTTCAATGGTGCGGAGGCCACCCAGCCCGAGCATTCCCATTAGGATTGGCAGCATCTCGGTGAGGTCTGCCGATGCCAAATTGATTGGATGACCTAATATAACAGCGATTACCTTAGCAATTGGCAGGCCAATCCAGTTCCATCCGCAAGCCGCTACACAGACCCAGCCAACGCCTGGACGCCATCCAGAAACGAACACGCTTGCGTGTTGCGCCTCGGCAGCGTTGACCTTGATCTGCTCAATCATCAGGCTGGTTTCAGCAGTCAACTGAGCCAGATCACCAGACTGCTGCATCTTGAGCAGTTCCAACTTGGCGGCGTCACGCTCTGCTGGATCAGGCCACAGCCGGTCAATGACCTTGGAGCCAAGGCCCATCAGAATTGTTATGGGATCCATATGCCTGCCCTTGTTCCGTTTTTGTCAATGGTGATGATTCGGTTGATCACCTTGTCGGGCCGAGCTAGGCTAACGTGTGTCCAGCCGCCACCATTAGGTGATGCGTATTCCAAAATCAACTGACCAATCCCCATCACATCAATGACCGACGCCAAGTCTTTGGCGATCTCGTAGGGCGTACCGGCCTTTGGAGCCTTGAAGTCACAAGCGAAGGCCAATGTATGGTCTGACCCCGGTTTGGAGCCTATAACGCCATTTAGAGCCTTGCAGCGGTATCCTGATGTGATTGTGATGGGCGCATCAATATGGAACCGAATACGCTCCATCATTTCCAGTGTTTTCAATGCGTTTTCACGCAGTTCATCAGGCAAGCGATTGTCAATACCCAGCCTAGCCGCCGTGTCGCTGGCAGTGAATTCTTCCAGGCTGAAATGCGGTGTCATTTGTCTAGATACTTTACCACTGCAAACACTATGGCCGCAGCAGCCCAGACACCGACACCGCGGTTAACCCATTGGTCGACCTTTTTATCGATGCGCTGCAAGTGAACGTCATGAACTTCAATCTTGGTTTCAACATTGCCGATTCGCGTTCCCTGCGTGGCTTGCCTCTCTTCAAACAAAATCAGCTTGCCAACAGCGTCTGTCAGCTTGTCGACCTTGCTCTCCAGGCGACGGAAATCATCGTCTGTCACAGCCCCTGCCCCGGTGTGATGTAGACGGTAGCAGCTGCGCTCGACAGGCCAGAGAAAAAGGTGTTTATGTTGAATCGCAGGATCTCCACCGCACCTGGCAGCAACACGATGGCAGCTGTAGGACTGCCGGCAGTAGGAGCCACAGCGTTTGCCGTTGCAACTGTTGCGCTGCCACCAGTGCCAAGAAACACGGTTGTCGCTCCAGCATTGATCAGGCGGAACTGACCAGCATTCTGTGCGTCCAGCTTGCCGTTAACAGGCGCTTGGATGCCGGTCGGCGCAACAGCAGCTGCTGCCACTACGATTGTTTGGCCAAGAGGCGAGAACGCAATTTGTGAATTGTTTGACATGGTGACTCCATTACTTGATTAAAACTTCAGCTTGTCGTGCCTCGACCTCGTAAGGGTTGGCCCAGTAGCCGTATCGTAGCAGCCAGTACCCGTATTTGATAGCGTAGACTAGCTTACCGTCGCGTTGCATTTGCTCTAGGTGCTTGCGCTCGTGCCTGATCAGACCTTGGTGCAGTTCATAGCCTGGCGCCATGTAGATCACGCCCCAAAAGCTAGTCCACCCCTGGAAGCCAAAGGCTTTCATGTATCGCAAAATCAGGCCAGAGGCGGTGCGTATCATGGCTTGGCAGCAGACTTGTAAGCAGTCACCACAGCAGCAGTGTGTGTTGCCGCACAGATGGCTTTCACACGAACATCTTCTGCACTGTAGTCATCGCCGGGGGCAACAACGTGGCGGTGGAACGTGCCGCTGATCTGCTTGCCATTCTCCATGATGGCAGTCTTGGTGCGGACTTGCACAGCGCCGTTTTCAATCACTTCGATGCGGTCAACAATTTCAACTTTTTCTAAAGCCATTTTGATCTCCAATCAAAACCAAATTCCGGTCTTCTGGGCCGGTACAGTTTGTTAATTACGTTGCTGGTTATTTCAATGCAGAAAATAACTATGCAAAATTTGCCAACGCTCTCCACAGTGGTGCAAAGTAAGTTACTGCTGCGCCTGCTACTGTCGCAGAAGCATTACTAGCCATAGTTAATGTTGTGCCGTTAATACTATCTATAGATGTTGCTGAGTAGGCCCCGGCAATATCTATATACATTCCGGGATAAAGTCCTGTTGCACTGTTGACAACAACTGTTGGGGTGCCGCTAGTAGTGTTTGCGGTAATGCCAACAAGTGTTCCTGCCGTACCTAGTTGTCTACACACCCAACCAGAAGGTTGCCCAACTGTCCCAGTGCTGTTCCAACAAACAGCCCCTGCGGTAAATGTGCCGACAGTAGGCGGCGCATTTGTGCTTGTTGTATAACCCTTGTTTAATATTTGTTGCCCTCCTGTATGGTCGTTAACAATGGGGCAATTAAAGCCAAAATATGGCTGATAACTTATAGTTAAAGAAGGGTTTGAAGTACCACTTATATATTGCTTTAAACGAATTCCCGACGAATCAGTTTCCATTGACGCTATTGATATGTCAGACGCCACCCCAGTATTTAGAAATGTTATTCTTCGCGTTTGACTATTAGTTGTAAACTTAGCGGGATTGAATTCTTGATGTCCTTGTATCCAAGTGCCGGACGAAGCTGACGTAAGGACGGCGTAAGTATCTGTGGTTTCGTAATATGGTTTTGATACTAAAAAACCGATTGCATCTGTTAAATTAAAACCAGTATGAATTGACTCGAATATCTGGTCATAGAAACTGTTGCCATAATTTGGCCCAGAGATATATACGCCAACATCTCCGCTTGTTGAGCCTAGGTAGTTATTTTCAAAGTTGCCGCCCATAAATGTGTTGGCGTTGACAAAATTTGGTTCTGTGCCATCAGGTGTAGCATAAACACCATACTTGCAATAACGCATCCACGACATGTAGACAGTGTTGTAAGCTGTGGCTCCCGGGCCGGCATTTAGATGCAGACCCTTCTCAAAGTTTGATGCGCGGTTTATGTCAAGGACGGTGTTAGCCAGCGTATTGAACTTGATTGCAGATCGTACATTGGCCCAAGCATCCCAATTGGTGTCTACATGAACGCCGGTAATCACCCCAAAGTAAACTTCATCAAACACTATGCCATCTGCTGTCGCACTGGTCTGAAATATTTGACCTTCAAATGTAAGCTGGGGGTAAAACAATTTTCCTGTTGGGAAAGTAATTGCGGCGTTGACTTGGTATGTTCCTTTAGGAAGGATCCAATTCATATTCGTCGTAGTTGCTGCTACAGGATATGAGTCAATACTTTCCTGAATTGCAGCTGTGATTTCTGCTGGAGTTACTGACCCGTAGACTCCTGTTTGAACTGCTGTAATTTGAGCAGCGGTCATGTAATCAAACACGCTTACTGGGGCACCAGTAATCATGGAGTTAGAAACTTTAGTTAGTGACATAGTTGTTTCTCAAAATATTTTAATTAAATAAAATATGAAAATGTTGAAACTACAGTTTGATTTGCCCCTGATGAAAATGTTGGACAGTTGATATTTACACTGTATGAAGCGCCAACTCCAATATTTGCTGTAGTAGATATGTTGGAAAACGGGCAAGAACTGACGGTATTGAAATAAGGTAAGCCGGCGAAAAATGTTGTCCCTGCTGTGGATGCTAACGATGTTGTAGCCGATGCCGTTAATTTAATTGTTACCAAATTTCCAATTTTAGTATATTGACCACCGTAAGTTGGTGTTCCAACAACAGTTAAACTTGTCGGCACTGGCGTCCAAGTTCCTTCTTCATAGTCGTCCAGCAATTCACTGGTCATTCCAGCGGCAGCAGGGTCAGCAGAAAAGTCAATGCCTTTGCCTGCTGTGCCAATGACCAGGTTGCCATCGACAATGGTTTGATCACCTGTGCGTATTGATGGGAATCCAACTGTTTTTAGCATTTCAGTCTCCTTAAATCAAGAATTCAATTACTGATGTGGCCGGTGGCGCTTCTGAGAATGTCACATTACCACCAGCAAATGTGTAGGTGTTTTGGTTCTGATACACGCCATTGATAAAAATAGCCGAAGGCCCAGACGACACGGGAAAGATTGTTTGAACGCCATCGCCAGTGGCATTGCTTGCCACAGCACCGCCGCTAAAAGCATTGCCATTCGTGGACGTGTAGACCACAGTACCCTTGCTGTCTAGCACCTGAATGCTGTAGTCGCTGGCGGCATAGAAGCGTGATGGCGTTCCCTGGTAAACCGGATACCCGTTAAGCGTGCGGATGGGCTGCGCTGCTGCAATCGTCAGAGCCGAATCCCAATAGACCGCGATCTGGTTGACCTGGGGGTTCAGGTTGACCGTGCCTACCCAGATGTAGCCGTTCTCCAGCGGCTGCCCGTCAGCGCCAGCAAATGCTGGGTACGGTGGTTGGATTGAGAGTGCGGACATTACTGGTTCTCCTGATCAAATTGTCGGCCGGCTTGCGTTGCAGTCTGCAACCACTGGATTCTTGAATCAAGTGCTTTTGGCAGCTTAACTGCGTCTGCAAAATTCTGGAAGGATTGTGACATGGCCGTGCGACGAAGTGCTGCTGCGCTTGGTGCTGGTTTGGTTGCCGCTTCGACTGCAAGTTTTTGGAATGCCTCATCAGCAAACAGCTTGCCGGCCGCTTTAACTCGTTCCTCTGCACCCGTTGACATGAATTTGATAATGTCAGGGGCCACTGCACCGCCGCCAGGAACCATGCCTGTGACTGTCGTAACAATGCGCTGAGTGATAGTGCTATCCATCACCTTGCCAATAAGTCCTTCAGGGTTTGCAAATGCTTGATTTGCCTTGCCGGTGGTCAGCACATTGGCCCTGGCCTCAGTGACACGCTTGGATACCTCAAACAGATCGCGCAGCACGTTTGCTGAATCTTTGCCAAGTGTCTCCACAATCGTCTTATAGACGGGTGGATTAGCACGTAACTTGGGATAAATGTCAGCAAATTCCGAGAATCCAAAACCTCCTTTTTCTGCGCCTCGGGCCGAACGAGTAACGGATGCCAGTGCTGTTGCAATTGTTTCTTTGCGCAGGTCTTCAGGAACAGTCTTGAGCAAGCGATTGAATTCACCAGCATCACCCTTGGCTGCGCCTGTGATGGCAGTACGCATCTTGTTTGCTACGCTACCTTCTATGTCCTGGCCAAAAGCATTGACAATGCGTTGACCTAATGCGCGTTCTTTGGCGTAGATCAGATTAGCCGCACGCAGTTGCTTTCGCAGTTCCTCGCCACCGATATTGCCCACGTTTGTCAGTTGATCGTCAGCCAGTGCAGCATACAAGCGTTTTAGGTCTGCCTCGGCCATGCTACCGTATGGTGACTCCAGCTTGTCAATGGCTTTCCCGATTAGCGTTTTTTCGCGCTTGAGCCGGCCATACGTGACATTGCCATCTTCAATCATCTTGGCCAGATTGCGCTCTGCGGCTGACATTCCTTTTTCGCCAACTTCAGCTTTAACGGACGCAAGAATTTCTTGGAGTTTTGGCAATTCAACTACTGACGTTTTGGGAACTACTTCGTCAACCGAGTTGTAAATTTTGCTTGCTTGTGCATTTAGGTCAGATCGAGTTGCTGTCAATGAGTCTTTGATCTTCTGCGAAACCACACCAGGCGCTACTGCACCTTCAACAAAGGTGGCATCAAACTGCCTGATTACCTCGTCAGCCTTTTCCACGGCCTGAGAAACGGTTGTGCGCCATGCTGCCTCTGCTTCGCTTGCTGCGGCTGAACGGGTTAGTCCTGCGGCTGCTCTTACCTGTGGGCTATCGCTGAATACGTCAGCAGGTAGTTTGATGCCAAGTCGGTCTGCTGCTTCTTTGGCTCCAACATTGATTTGTGCAAGATCGGCCAGCTTGTTGCGTGCTGCTGCTGCACCAAAACCCGTGCCAGATGCTTTCTGAACAAGATTATTGACAACTTCTGTGGTCACGGTGGTGGTCGCAGCCGGCGCAGCCGGTGCTGCTGCTGTTGGTGCAACAGGTGGTGCTTCTGGCGTTACAGGTGGTGTTTCAAAGGTTGGTTCAACTCGCGGAGCAGGAGCAGGGCCAGGACGTGGCATAACCCTCTGTGCGCCGCTTTTGACTGCTTGGACTACTGGTGCCCCAACTCGCTGCAAAATCTGCCCTGCTGGGCCTGTAGCCGCTGCTATGCCTATATCAGCAAGTTCACCTCGACCAACATTGCCACCAGTTGCCGCTTGGCTTGCTTCGATAGCTGCTTGCGTAGCGCCAGAACCAAGGATTGCACCTGGAATAGTTCTTGCAGCGCCGGCCGGCGTGAATGCTGCTATGCCACCAATGGCTCGGGGAATGTCTCCCATTGTGAAGCCAGGCGTGATTGCATACTCTTTTTGATCAACCGACGAACGCAACAGGTAGTTTCCCTTGGCATCTTGGCGAACCTGGACACCGGGAAAATTGGCTTGCAGAATCTGCACCGTTTCCTTGGGGTTGCTCATCATTGTGCCAAGCGCAGATTTGAACGATGCCATGTTCATCTGGTTCATTTCTGGCATTGATGTCCACTCTGGGAGCGTTTGCGTCTCAGGTGTTGCGCGTCTTGACCCTGTAATCTGCTCGGCTAAACCTTCAAAGAATCCCATCTGCGGCTGCGCTGCTGGGGCTGGTGCAGCTGCCGAGGCTGGTGCAACGGGTGCTGGAGGCGGTGCAGCGATGGGGGCAGATGCTGGAGAAAGTGCAGGCATAGCACCAAGATCAACCGTAACGCCTTTGCGTGCTAATTCACGGGCAATTGATTCAAGATCACCTTGCGCTCTTGTGTCGCCGGCCTGAACTCTACCTTGTGCTTTTTGGAACTCCTGCGTCAAAATCTGAATTGCATCTTTGTCACGGTCAACTTGTTGAGTGGGCGTAACTTGTGCGCTTGCAGCCTGGGCAGATGGTTGTGCAGTTGCGCTACCAGCACGAATTGCCGCCACCCGTGCTTTCAGATCAGGCGAATCTGGTGCAACATCGTCAGGGATGTTGTTGATGGTGATGCCATCTTTGGTGGTGATGGAATATGGCATATTAGTAATTCACCGTTACGTTTCGTTGACCAGCAGCAGGACGAGTTGCCGCAGCAGGGGCTGGTGGCATCGGTGTTCCCGTTGGTGAAGTCTGCGCAACTGGTGCAACCTCGGTTGGCGTGTAAAAAATGTTGGCTGTGTTTAGTCCGTAGCCTGTGGCAATACGCTCAAGTCCAGAACGCACTGTTTTTTCACCTTCCAAAGCGCTGTTGTACAGACCCTTGGCTTGACCCTTGAAAGAGTTTCGCTGAGAAGCATTCAGACGTTCACCGCTAATCAACTTGTTGTAGATGTTCATGATGCGCTCTGGCACACCGGCTGCATTCTGTGCAGTGGCAAACTCTCCCTCGCGAACTACAGAGCCTGGGTCAAGCATTTTCATGTAACCAAAAATTAGCGACAAATCACCGACTGCGGTGTCCTCAGACGCGAGCATTCGCCCATAGGCCGACTTGACTTCCTGATAAGGCTTGGTCTGGTTGTTGTACTCAGTACGGAACTTTGACTCAACATCCGGCCGCTTGTCAGCAGGGATAACGCCCATTGCCATCTGTTTTGCTTCTGCCTCGGCACGGGTTGCTTCTGCGCCAGATTTCTTTGCCGCAGCATCAGATGCACGGATTGCAGCTTTAGCTTGGTCAATCTGAGATTGAGTTAGGTCGATTTCTTTACCAAACTTTTCTGGGGCGTACTTAGCTTGCGCTTCTGCAACAATAGTTTTAGCGGTAAGTTCTCGCACTACAAGTGGTTGTTTTGTTTGCGCCCTTCGTTCTTCCTCTAACGCAATTGCGCTGGTAATTACCTTGTCGCCACCAGGAATTTGCGAGATAGTGAAGCCAAAGTAATCTTCCGCAGCCTTTGGATTTTCTTTAGCAACATCACGCCATGTTTCTAAAAACTTAGCACCAGCTTGATCACCAGCATTGCGTTTTCCTTCAATCTGCTGGTCAAGCAAAGTAATGGCAATCTCTGGCTTTCCTGATTTGAATGCAGAAAACACTTCTCCAGATTGTCGCAATGCGGTTTGCTGACGTTCACCTGACAACATTCCGAAACTTTCGCGTACTGCTTTGGCCTGTGTTTCAGGCAACATCATGGAAAGATTTGCATAATCGGCAGCAGTGGCGCCTGGTTGCTGTAGCTTTTTAAAACCTTCTTGAATCAGCTTTTGCTGGGCCGCTTGCTGCTGCTGCTGCTGCTGTTTGAATTGCGCTTCTTGAATGCTTGCGCCAGTATTGAAGGCACTCAAAAATGCCTGCGTTGGATCAGCGATTTGAATACCGTAGTCAATAGGAGCAACCATTAAAACTTCCCTCCCAATCCCTGAAATATTCCAAGACCACCAGCAATAGCTCCAGGAATTGCGCCAAATGCG